ATAGGAAGTACATTCCATTTATTTCGTTCACAATGCTTTTTACAATGATAGACTTCCTTGGGACAATTCGGCATCGGTAAGGAATGACGTGAAGTTTCCCTCGGATGATGATATCCTACCGCAAATAAAAAATCCCATAATTGTACCATTTGCTGTTCCCATGGACATTTCAGCATTTGCTCATACAATTTTGTCACATAGGCAAAGGATGGATTGGTATGAGGATAGATTCCTTGACTGCGCAATTTATGATTGACACAATTATGAATGATATACATCCATTTTTTAACATCCAAGGTAGGAATCATCCCCATTTTATCGATTTCAAAAGGATTTTCACGATAATAATCAGTAAGGGATGTTCGGCAAAATTTGCAGGGTAAAATATAGGGAATCGTTTCAAAAAAACGCGCATAGGTTATCGCATTGGATGCAGAATACGTATAATCAAAGGACACAAGATGGAGTAATTTCCATCCTGATGGACCCCAAAATCGAGTATCCATTTCTCTATCATTTTCCAAGATTAATATATCATAGTTGATATGATATAGTAATACTGCGATATACTGCGATATACTGCGATATACTGCGATTTATACTCTGCCAAAGGCGCTAAAGCTCAACGGTGCCAAATAGGGACGTACCAATGAATCATTTTCGGGTAATGCATCTTCTGCCTTACATTTCACAACAGCCGGAGGGCACTTGGTGCGTGGGCATGGTGCACAAGAGGGGCACTTCGTCGGCTCAGGGCATTTCACCTCAGGACAGCGTGGGCGTGGGCATGGCGGGCATTCTCCCTTCGCCTTCTGGCACTTGGAGCAGTCTAAAATCACAGGATTTTGCCTTGGAATGGATGATTTCAGGACATAATCGCTCAAATCAGGGACGGGAGGACATTCGCTCTTTAGGATATAATTACTCATATCGGGTATGGCAGGACATGGAGGAATAGAGCTCTTCAACACATATTTACTCATATTTGGCTGCTTACATTCAGGGCATGCCGGACGTGGATGAGGTTTAGGGCAGCCGCATGGAGAGGGCTCACCGCAATTATTACAAGCACCATCGTAGTTTTCAAAGTTTTCCTGTTTCAACCATTTTGAACAAAATAGTCCAATCGCGAGACCGATTACAAAAATTCCTGCTATATGAATTAATGAACTTGTCATTCTGTTGGTCACCTACTTTTTAAATGGTAATAAATATAGAATGATTTGTTTATAATATTTCCCGAACAAAAATAATATCCTCAAATTGTCCCAATACCATATTCATTGCGACCATTTTTCCATTACGAATTCGTTCAGCATATTCATTCTTTGGACAAATGTAATATCTCGCAAAATAGGTGTGCAAATCTTTGGTATCCATGATGTATTTTTGAATAAAAACATACGCGCTCTCTTCAGATGGAAACGTACCAAGAACCTGTCGTTCATGAAAGGGATGGTCTACTGCACGCATAATCACTTCCGATTCTACAACATATTCCGCGCCCATGGTTCAAATCCTATTAATAGCCTTTATTTTGCAATTCGCCATCCTGGCCAATCCATCGGTGGACATCCACATGTGACGGGTAAATTGGGATCCATCGTTGCCTGTAATCGTGTACACATCATACGCGCATATCCTTTCCATGAAAATCCTTCGGACACTTTTGTTTGAGGTAACATCATCCCATAATCAGATGGCTTGAGTCCACGTTTCTTCACCTGTGCTTCAATGTCTTTGGCACGCTTCTTCCAATCAAAATGAGAAGGTCCGCGACCCGCATCGGATGGTGTCGGCGCCATTGGATCCGTCACATTCCCAGAATCCATCGGAGTGAACTTTGCATTCGATATATTATCTAAATCGGATAGAGAAGGAAAACCTGTTTTATCAATAGTAGAAGAGCAAGGCATATTTTTCGTTCGCCCTTTCATAGCTTCTCGTGGAGAGGTATATTTCACCTCAAAGGAGGCACTTACCCCATTGACAATGGTATCCATGTATTTATCCACTAATTTGCCCATTTCTCGGGTCGTTTGAGGGTCATTGTGCATGTTAGACGGTAGTAAATTGGCAAGACCTGGAGGAAGTCCTGTTGCCTTAATCAGTCGAGGCAATGGTTCACTTGGGTTACCTAATTTTGGTAACGCATGATGTAATTCTTCCTTTGTCACTGGGATGTCTGATTCTGTAATGATGCCATTTTTGAGTTCACCCAAAAGTGTTTCCATATCTCTTGATATTTCAGCAAGACCATCCACACGGGCTTTCATAATAGGATTAGTTGTACCACTTGCCGATAAACGCATGGATTCCGCACGAAGACGTACAATAAAATCGGATATATCCTTTGCACTAGCGTTCTCGCGATTATTGTATGATTGATGTCGCTTTATATAGGCATGATTCATATGTGCGGATGTAGGAACCATACTTGGCTCGGTTGAATTGGCGGGGACAAGATCTTGCAATAGCGTTCCTGGTGATGCAGCATACGTCGTAATGGGCGTTGAAGTGACAGACATGGCGTCCTGAAATCCTTCTACTGGCTTTGTAAATTCATAAATAGGACCCTGAATCGGACCAGCCGACCCAATCAATCGTACTTTATCCTGTAAGAATGCGAGATTGGACGAAATATCATTCAAATGAGATAATGTCATATTCGGCTGAATTCCTGGATTACGATTCAGAACGGACACTTCACTCTGCAAAGTATGAAAATCACTGCGTGCTGTTTGCAAAGGCAATTGAATCGTAGGGTCAGATCGTTCGGAAATCTCTTGTGCCTCAAACGCAAGAAACCCCTTCAGAAGCTCCAGAAGATTAATTAACTGTTGACGGTTTGCCTTAATAAGTGTCGTATCCTGATAGGGTAAGGGAGATGCAACTGCAATCTGTTCATAAGGAGCATGTGGGAGCATACCAGGTAGGGTAGATGCTTCCACATGGCAATCACTAAAAATGGACCCATTTGAGGCAAGTGTTGATACCGTATTCGATACCTTTGCTGAAGACGGTGTCATAGAAGCCGGAGGAGATGGTAACATAGATGGGATTTTATTAACTGGTATATTAATAACATGTGATGGTGAGGTATTCATTGGGTTAAATCCCTCTTTCTTAGATTCTGTAAGTGAATAAATCACAAGTAAAACAAAAAGTAATAATAAGAAGGCAAACATCCTACTTTCTTCTCTTATCTTTTATTTCATTATTTATCAATTTGATCTAGACATCATGAAATGATCATCTAGATTAAATGTACGATATTATGATAATGTACTGCTCTTTTTATAGGTAGATTGACAATATTCTTTTCCTTGTGCGCAAGAAGGTGTATTCGCATGTTCTCCATCGGGTCCTTGATCTCCTTGCACTCCATCGGGTCCCCTATCTCCTTTTTCTCCTTGTGGACCCATATCTCCTGGTGGTCCCCTATCTCCTATCGGACCCTTTCCTCCTGGCAGACCTCTACCACCTTTCTGCCCATCCATATCGGGATGAGTACAACATGTATAGGCATATTGTTTATTATTATCACGTATTGGATTTGCTACTATTTTTCTTTCTAGTTGAGAAAGATAGTAATAATCATCGCATGAGATCAAATGTGAATCAAACGTAGAAGATGGTGTAGTTGCTTTTACAATACATTTTGCAATAAATCCTTCTTTATATGGATAACTAATTAGTAATATAAGTATCACTAGAAATACAGATATGAATATTATCATCCCTACTATTTCCTACTATTTCCTATTTGCCATACTGAGCGGATTGATATGATTGCCCTTGTATCATTGATGGACTGTCCTTAGTAGAGAAATACGTGGGCATATCATTCTGAATTCGAGGAGTTGTCGGATATTCTAACTTTTTACTGGATACTATCTTTCTAATTCTGTCTTGTATGTCTAATAATAACATGGTTTGTTCTGTATCATTTGTATTATCTAAAAGCATGGAACGTAATGGATTCATTTGTGGCAGTTGCTCTAATCCAACATTTCGTCCTTTTCCTTTTGGACCCTTTTCTCCTTGATCACCTTGGGGTCCTTTTCCTCCTGGATTGCCTCGTGGTCCTTTCTCTCCACGGTCTCCTTTCTCTCCAGGAAATCCTGGAAGTCCTCTTGCACCTTTTTGTCCGATGGGAACAGTACAACACGTATATTGATATATATCATTTACAGATTTAAATCCATATACATATTCATCATGATTACATTTAATATTTTGATTAACCGAGTCATTCATCGTGGTATATCGAGTAACAAGATTACGACATCCAGGAGGTGATGATGCCATCCACGCGGCATTTGCAGTTTTTCTAGCCATATCATTGGCTGCTTTTACATCCGCTCCCACAGTAGCCATTCTATCTATATGATAATCATTTTATGTGATGAAACCGGAAATAAAATGTCATTTTTGATACCTATATTCTATACCTTGAGCAATAAATGGACTATCGATAGATTTCTGCTGTACATCATTTTTCGCAGATAAAAAATTCCGAATACGTTGCTGTATCGCATGTAATTGTGTGGTACGTTCATTCGTATCATATAAGTCAGCTGGTGCATCATCAGGTCCTACTTTTCCACGTTCACCTCTTGGACCTCTTTTACCCCTATCCCCTTTTGGACCATTTATTCCGTCTATACCTTTTGGTCCCATTGGACCCTTATCTCCCCTTAGAAGCCCTTTTGGTCCTTGTTCTCCTTGTTCTCCATCTTTGACGGGACAACATTTGTAATCATAGCTTGATGCATCATTGGGTAGAATGGCTGAAACATATTCTGTTTTATGACATGAAAAAATGGGCACTTTTGTATTTTTAATTATACAATTGCGCACATTACGTGGATCCAATGGAAGTAGGACAGGTCTTACCATAGGTGAAAGTACTGGAGCAACGGGAGCATTTTGAGAAACGGGAGCTGTTCTAGAGGATGCTCCAGAGAATGCTCCAGAGGATGTTCCAGAGGATGATTCAGCTGAATCAGCTGAATCAGCTGAATCTGAATCTGAAGAATCTGAAGAAGATGAAGATGAAGAACCTGAAGAAGATGAAGATGAAGAATCTGACATATCTGGAGTGGGAGTTTTAGTAGGAGTTGGTGTTGAATCTGTTGATGTTGGAGTTGGTGTTGGAGTTGGTGTTGGTTTTTGAGTTGGAG